TATCACCAATACCTTTGCCGATCTTAGCGATACGACCACCGGCACTAATACCAAGGCCTTTCATTGCGGCATTTATACTTTTGGATAATCCATTCACCCCCGCACTAAAGCTTTTACCAATCTTTGTTAAATCCAGACCGAAGAGTTTTGTTATTCCATTAACTGCCTTAAATATCCCTTTGGTAAATAATTTAATAATCTTAGCAAATGATTCTGCCACACCTACTATAAAACCGGCACCTATTGCCAATAGAGCAGCTGGAATAGCAAGTATTGCAGCACTTGCACCTTCAACAGGACCACTAATTTTACCTAGGTCTTCGGTATTTTCTCTAATACCCTCTAAGGCTTCTAATATCTTTTCTGCCTGATCCCTAGCCTCTTTCTGTTCTTCTAAGTCTGCAGGATTTTTTGTCGACAATTTCTGGATCATTTCCTCCATCGTCTTTCTTTGTTCTATACTTAATGTATTTGATTGATCAAGTAACTGATTTTGTAAATTATTGGATAACTTTTCATTATCGACTGCCGCCTTGGACAGTGCATTAGCTTCTTGCAACTGTTCCGCCAGTTCTAAAAATGGATCCTTACCTTCTTTTTCTGGTGGTGTAGGGTTATCTCTCATCGTTCATTCCTATTTTTTACTAAAGGCCTGTGCACCAAAGAATGCTGCAACAATACCTGCAACGGCCACAAAGTATGTTGGGGCCATAGAGCCTAATGTTTTTTGTGCTTCATCTAATCCTGCCAAACTAGCAACTACTACTGCGAATGGATATAGTAACATACCAAATAGCGCGAACCATGCCATTTTTCTTTGAGCATCTCGCATTGCATCTTGGTCATCAAGTTCCTTTCTTTTGAATTCCAAGTACATTTCTTGTTCTGCTTTGGAAACTTTACCATCGCCATTAGTATCAGCAGGGTGGTGACCACTTGATTTAATTTCTTCTTCCATTATCGGTTCCTTTGTTGTTCCTTCTTAATTCGTTCGTTTTCTTCTTTTATCCACTCTTGTAAGAGAGAAACATAAATCTCCCTCTCCCACGGTAACATATTATCCAGTTCAGTCAAACTATATTTGTGATGCTGCATCATCGCAAAGTTAGTCTTATAATGATTGACTAAACTGTCATGAGAGAGGCCTACATAAAAAAACTTTGTAAGCCTTTCAATTCTGTAGAGTTATCCTCTTTACATGATACACAATTAAACTCAACTACAGTTTTTAATACGGGCATATTCTCAAAGAATAGTGCCAGTTTTTGGAACTGTGCAGTGTTTAAAGATTCTACAAATACTCTCATTTTAGTTGGACCTTCTGCCTCTGCAGGGTACACATTATCAGAATCAAAAACACTATCAATGCATTTCATAATAATATCAAATGCCGTTTCTATGGATTCTTCTTTATCCGGTTTAATAGCTGAGATGTCGTTAAAAGATGGATACCTCATTTTAACACCAACCTCGTCTGTAATCATTATTACCCCATCATCAGAGGGTACATCCACCCCAATTTCATCAAAATTAACTGTTACATCATTTTGTGTTTCGCAGTGATCACATTTAACTTTTAGTCCTATTGATTCACCAACAGACTTTGATCTAAGTTGTAAGAATAAACTTTCTATATCAAATGTAGCTAATTTATCAACATCAATCTCATCTGTTACACAAGATGATATCATATCCTTAGTAGCCTTAACAATCTGTTTTTGATCATTAGACTCTAGTGCTAACATTAATATTTTTTCTTCCTTTACCAGATATGGCCTAAAATTAATTACTTGGCCGGTGGACGGAATCATTGTTTCATAGCTCGCACTATTAAGTTTTGGTAATGCCATTATAATCTCCTAAATTATATAAGTCCAGACGGTATCGCGCTTCTAAATCCTGATAGGGTAGATGCCAACGGGCCCTCTGGTACATAGTTATCGTAACTAAATGTTACACTTAATTTTTGGACAGCACTTTCACTATTATTGTCCAAAGTAATTCCAGTTATGGTAGTCGGAAAGGCATTTTCCAACTTAACTCCATATACTGGAATGTTTTCACTATTCAGTTGCTGTATAACAACATCCGAAGTAAAATCTTTTTTAAATTTTGCACGATAGGATTCTGTATCAAAAACTTGTTCAATCCAACCGTCAAATAATGTTTTCATATAGTAGTCATTAGTTAATAGAAAACTGCACGTAACGTCTTCGTTAATAAATGAATATGGTATTTTTAATGCTTGTCTATCAGCAGTATAATCTGCTGTAGTAATCTGTCTGCCGGGTAGTGTTACACTCTCGCATAATAAAGATATATCTCTAGGGTCGTTGATTAGAGATTTTAAACCACCACCTGAAAGTAATCCGGCCAGGCCACCACTTAACAATGATCCTTGGGGTGGGGTGAAGAATACTTGGAATCTATTGGCCTTTGCCAAACCACCTCTGGAGGATATAGTACTTTTTAATTTATCTATTGATGACATTATTATCTCCCGCCCTGGTAAACCTTTCTTGAATCAGCCCATACTGTTCGTGCGCTCTTCTTCTTAAATTGTTGAATTGGTAAATATATTGCTGTTTCCCAATCCGTCATAGGAACCCTAGACATTTGTGATTTAACATGGGGCATTAAGTATCTCTTAAAACATGGTTCAAATTCTTTATATCTCTTAACGCCTTGTAACATATCATATCGCAGTCTAGCTAGACGTGTATCACTCTGTAATTTTTTAGGTGCCAGTTTAAATAATTCATTAAGTAATCTTGCTCTAGCAACTGGGTTAACATAATGAAGATTTAACCCATAAAAGCCACCCGGTGCAGGGCTGACAACAATTGTTAATGGAAATCTGTCATAATATGGCAAATCTTCTTTTGTTTTGGGGTCATAGAAATACATAATCATATCTCCAACCCTTATTTTAGTCTGTTTCTCTAAGGCATCATCCTTAAGAATCTTAGTTCTAGCAGGAATTGCCAATTCTCTTACTTTAGATGTAAACCATTCTTCGGATTCAGGTGTTCTGGATCGTATTCCTGCTCTAAATGCCGCGGCACTGATTTTATCGAATATAGACATATAAGTATTTATATTATCCCTTTATTAGTTTTATACCAAGATTGGTTAAAGTATCTTCTGTCCACACTTGAAATTTCCAACCTTTGTGGTCTGCATATTGTTGTGCAGCAGTCCACTTGGACGTATTCTTAATATATGTGGTAACTTCGTTAATATACCTTTTTGTTTTACGAGAAGCCTTCTTTGGTGGCATTGTTTCCTTTTTAGGTTTAATTTCAACCAATATAATTTCTCTATTATCCAACTCAATGAGTAAGTCTACATAATATCTGTGAAGTTTGTTATCTGTTTTACACTTATAAGGAACAACGATTTCTTCACTATTCCATTTCTTAACTCTAGGGTTTGACTCGCACCATCTAAATGCCTGTCTTTCCCATAACGAACGATAAACTACTTTACTAGGATCGCCTAGATACTTTCGTTTATCCTTAATTGTGTATTTCCCTTTGTAAGCCATTATAAATACCTTTATAGTAAATTATTATTTATAAGGGAAATATACATGCCTACTTCCAAACTCGCAAGACTAGCTAATGAATCTAATAGTGACGTAGAAAGTGGTTCAGCATCGACAATACTCCTGTTTCCGGAATCGCTTAGAAGACAAGCTAATAATGGTGTCGCGCACGTTAGATTCAAGGTACTAGGAGATGACGACGATGGGCCTTGTTGTCACTTATTTATTCCTCAGGGATTTAGTGTACCAGATAATGCATCATACACATCTATAGACTTAGGTACTGCTGGTGGTACTGAGAGTGCCATAGCTAATGATGGAAATAATGTTACTGCAGCAGATGCAGTAGGTGGCATTGCTTCAGCAGGGGGATTGGTGGGCCAAGCAGTAGGTTCGGCCTCGGCAGGTGCAGCACTTGGTGGTATTACTAAACTTAGACAAGGTATTGCATCTAACCCGTATACAGAAACACAATATACAGGTAGTGGTGTAAGGTCATTTGGATTCCAATTTAAACTTATGTCTCAAAGTTCAAAGGAAGCAGATACAGCACTTGCAATCGAACACTTCTTTAGAGAAAATATGTACCCAGAAGATGCAGGTGCATTCCAATTAAAATATCCAAATAGGTTTAAAATAAATTTTTATAACGGAGATGCTCCAAATAAATATATGCCAACAATTAAAGAGTGTTATCTTACCACCCTTAATACCACATATAACTCTACAACCAATGCATTCCATGATGGGGGACAACCCGTTGAAATCGACATAGCGGCTACATTCCAAGAGGTTAAAGCTTTGACTAGGAACGATTTATATGATACAGAAGTAGATTCTGAAGGAGATGAATAATGGCCTTTTTTAAATTATTCCCAAAAGTAGGATACGACTTAAAAGATACCGGCATATTACAAAACGTAGTAAATATTTACAGATCAGTAAGACCACTACGAGAATTTATTGACGATATATCTGCCTATAGATTATATGAAATTAAAAATGGAGAACGGCCGGATATTGTATCTCAGAGATTGTATGGTACCCCAGATTATTACTGGACATTCTTTATTGTAAACGAATACTTGCACGATGGACTTGCCTCGTGGCCTATGTCGCAAGAAGATTTACAAGAATATATGAGAACAGAATATAACGGTTTTGCTATTACAACAAGACCAATTGTAATAAGAAATACAGACCAACTTATTACCGATTTTAAAAATTCTTTAGCAGGTAGGTTTACTTTAGGCGAAACTCTTACCGGTTCTGCAAATGGAGCAACAGGAACTCTTACAAAGAAAATTATTGATTTAAATCAATTAATTGTGCAAAACTGTATTGGTAATTTTATTGGTGACCCAACTACTGTTCCAAACCAAACAGAAGTAGTGACTGGCGGAACAAGTGAGGATTCTGTGGATTCGTATGTAACCTATAAATACATAGATGCGCCATATCACTACTATGATGCAAATGACCCCGAAAGAAGGATAGTTGATAATGGATTACATGTTGCAGGAGGAGCTCCTGGTTATAACCTGGGTTATGTAAGTAATAGAGAACACCTGGAAACTTCAAACATAGAAAGATCACAAATGCGAGTTATTGCACCAGAATATATTACACAATTTGTAGATAAATTTGAAGAGCTGTTAAACAATGACTAAGACAAGAAATACTACTAGACTAATTGGTAATGCGGGGGTAACTCCTAGTTCATATATACTTTCTAGCTGTTTAATTTCTGCTAGTAACGGCTCAGAATTTGAAATAAAAGAATTGGTAACAGACATTACTATTACCGAAAGCATATATTCGTCATCAATTGATGCTGAACTTATAATTATGGATGGTGTAAATTTATTTGAAACCGTTAAACTGAATGGTGACGAAAAGATCGAGCTGTTAATAAAACGACAAGAATTGGATACCAAGAATGCTGAGAAACACAAACACACATTCTACATTTCAGAAATTGTAAATTTTGCCAGAAAAAGAAACGGATCATCTTCTTACGTATTCCG